CATACTGGCCGAGAAGATCGGGCGCCTGAAGATTCGGAGTCTGACTCTGCCCCGATCCCGAGGGCATCCCAATCTGCGTCCCCGACCGGATTGCGTTAATCTCATTAAGGGGCTGGCTCCGTTGTTGGAGGGCCTCCGCGATCGCCTGCGACCGGGCCTGATTCTGCATCTGCTGGCTCGTCGCGCCTTGGGAGAACTGCTGCTGATTCCCCGACAGGGCCTGTCCGAACGCGCCCGATTGGAGACTATTCAACAAAGCCGCAATCGAGGTCTGAAGCCCTAGTTGCGTATTCCCCTGCTGGAAGCCCTGCCCAATCGCGGAATCCCTCGCCGACCCATAGGCTCGGTTAGAGGTATCCATGAAATTCTGCATGGCCCTATCATATCCCGGCGTCCCAGGCACGAAGCCCTGATCCGCGAGACTGGCCTGGAGGCGAGACCTCTCCTGCTCTATCTGCGGGTCGAGATACCGTGTCTGCTGGCGATAAGCTGCGTCGGAAAGGGTGTTTGAGAAATTCTCCCCGACACTCCTATCCGCCAATCCCCGAGCGAACTCATCTGCCGACCCTGCAAGAGCGTCCGAGCGCCGAGTATCCATCGGGGAGGCCGCCAACCCGGTAGAAAGGCCGGGGAGACTAGACCAGTCCATCGGCCCAGCCATTGCCCCCTTCGCCTGTTCCGTCAACCCACTCAACAGGTCCGCGGTCCCTAGTTGGGATTTTTGATTCGCGTTAAAAAGGGCCTGCTGCTCGGGGCTAAGTTGGGTTTTAAGGGTCCAATCGTAGGAAGTGAAATCTTCCTTATTCGGCATCGTACCGGTTGGACCAGTCGCGCCTTCCCAATATCCCCCCGTCGAAACCGGGGCGCCGGAGGAAGTACCCCCAACAAGACTTTGAGGGTCCATCGCCGCTGCGGACGAACCCGGAACCCAAGTTCCCTGGCTACCCGGGTTGTATGCAGCTAACGCCGCATTATACCCAGCCTCATCAAAGGTGGGAGTTTTCGACCACGTCTGACTTCCATAGGGGTCGGACGTATTCGTCCGCATCTGCCCTAGCTGGTAGTCGAAGGTTCTCCGATTCTCCGCCCCTTGTAGGGGGATTGTTACTTCGGGATTCGGGGCTTGCGGGGCGGACGTATCTTTCACGTAGGCGACTCCATATTACGCAGTCCTCCGGGAATAGTGAGTAGATGAACAAATCCCCGGACTTCCCTGCATCGCGAAGTGTCGCCTCGCGCTTCGCACCCAAGCGGGTGACCAGATTCTGGGACCGGAGGTTATCCTGCTCGATGATAAAAGTCACCCGGCGGAGGGTAAGCTGGATGAAGACGTACCATAAAGCAGCAAGAAGGAGCGGGCGGGGGAAGGTTCTCCCCTTCAACGCTATATTAACGAGGCAATGCTTTCCATTGCTATTCGCGAAAGCAATCCCCCCGACCAACTCCCCGTGCTGGGTATACCCAATCGCGGTGAACGTGCCCGGGGCCAGGAACCCCCCTCCATGAGCCTGTATCCACTGCCCAATCTCGGAGGGGTTTTCCCAGTGGAGCATAACCTACTGCCAAGCGCCAAAACGATTTCCTACAACATACGCAAGATGACAACCGCGATAAGTGAAATTCACCGCAGTACTTCCATTTCCATCGAACCTCAGTTGTTTCCAGGTGGAGTAATTATCCGTTACAGGAATCCACGACTCGTTGGTAAATCCAGCGGTTGTTCCTACAATGGTAGAGCTTTGAGAAACAGGTGTTCCCGCTCCACCCCGATTCCTTAGTATCTTTACTTTCATATCCCCCGAGGAAGCGTTCATAGTGATGACTGGCCGCACCGCTAGAATTCTGGAGGTCCGAGCTCCCCCCGGGGAAATCCAACCGGAGTACATTGTTGGACTAGCTGTCCCCGATCCACTTTGCTTAAATACCCTTAGCCCGCTCGCATAGTACATGGACCCCTCAAAAAAAGCCATGCCACTTGCCGTTTGTGCGGTAACTCCAGCGATATTAGAGAAATTCCAGTTAGACCACGCCCCTGATTGGGTATCCATCGCCCAAATACCGTACACAGCATTTACAACCAGCTTTGACCGAGCGTAGTCTATCGCCGCATGAACCGCCCATTCCGTGCGAAGGGTTGACATGGACGTTACGAAAGTGGGGTTTATTTTATTTGTGATTGCCGCAGACCTGTCCAGTGTAGCTACTAACAGCGAACGAGACAAAGGATAAATGCCATTCTCTGCAAGATACAGAAGGTCTCCCCCAAACTTTAGCATCGGCCGTTTCCCCGCAGGGCGACCAACGTAGTATGTTCCCTTATACGTCCAGGAAGCAGGGTCATTTCCGGTAAAGACTGCAATTTCCCCTTCTGTGGTTAGAATACAAAGATGGTCATCCGGCCCAGTACCTCCATCAATCGTCCACGTTGCAAGGGCGAGCACAGCGCCGCCGCGACGGAAAATCGCAGCAGTGTCATACGTTGTTCCCCCGCCTGACGCGGAATTCGCAGTTAGGTATACAAGCCTAGTAGTTCCTGCGACTACAAAATACGTCCTCTGCCGATAAGTCTCAACATAAGAGAAAGTGTTTGTATTAATCGCCCCGCCACCGACAGTAGCGATAGAAGACCATGCAGCCCCGTTATACTGCACCATCGAGTCGGTGCCGTTGACTAGGGTTAAATAGTTCTGCGCCCCGGTAGAAAGGACAGCTCCAATAGTTTTCCCATTGGTGAGCGCAATAGAGGCCGCAGGAGGCGCTCCACTTGAAGTGACATTATAAACCCCGGCTCCTGTCGTAGCCCAGAGGGTTGCACTTCCGCTAACCGGAGAATATGGGTGTAACGCAAACACCTCATTAGAAAAATCAGATGTTATGTGTTGCGAAGCGTCTTTAAAACTGCTTACATAACTAGGATAACAATCTACCCCAGTTAAAGCTGTAGCTTCATTGGGTCTCAACCCGTCTTCAGGGAGCATCTGGTTAATCCCCCCTGTCGGCGCCGGGAGATACAGCAGTTTAACTGAAGCCGGGAACATTAGTGCTTCACCAGTTTCCCGCGGGAACGAAGATGCCTGGGGTCATATTCATCTCTGGACTGTCCAGATGGAAGGTTGGCAGGCCCGTCTTTTGTAGGGCCTTCTGGAGGAGGTCGCCATAAATTTGATAGTCCGTTGCCCAATCTTCGCCCTGGGCCTGCTTCCACCGCCAATCCAGCCCCCGGCTAACCACCTCTTCGGGGATTAGGAAGACATCCGTATCTACCGTGATGAACTCCTTCGGCGTCCCCGCAGCCGCGGCGACCCCGTATTTCGACTGGTAGATCAGATAAACAGTCTCCCCCGCAGGCGGGGCGGGGTAGATATGGAGGTTCTTCCCGAAGACCTTGAACTGGTAGTCCGGGCCGGAAGAGGGAAAGGTCTGGAGGGAAGCCCACAACGCATCCGACACCGGCCCGAAGACGGGAATCCCAGTGGTCGTATTCTGCATCGTCGCGAAGACGAGGGAGTTAAAGTCGGCCCCGAGGATTGAGGTCAGAGCCCCCTGATCCTGCGCCGCGACCGTGGTGAAGGTATCCGCAATCTTCTGCTCGTTCCAGGTATACTTACTCAACTCCCGGACCGTTTCCTGAAGGAGATAAAATATCTGGAGCACCCCAACATCAGTATTACTCACCAACGTCGCGGGGACGGGAAGGGTCTTCTTCCCGCAGAATTCCTTCACCAGATCGAGGACTGTCATTTCACTGCCGCCGCGATTTTACTGGCCGCGTTCGCCGCTTGAAGCTCGGCAATCAATGCAGCCTGGGCCTCTAGCTTGGCCTCTAGTTCCCTCTGCTTTTCTGCCATCTTCCCCGGTCCCGCAGCGGCCTCGACATATTGTCGGGCGCGATTCCGAAAATCTACAGCCTGCAGACCGATCGCGGAGCATTCCACATCGTTCGCGGAGGCGAGTTGCTCAACCGTCCTAAAACCCGCGGCGATGATTTGCTTTACAGCCGAGGGGGAAAGGGCGGGCCACGCCTTAATCGGCGTCCCTTCGGGGGGCAGTTCCTCCCCCTTCTTCCACGCCTCGAATAGGCGGTTGAAGTCCAACACCCAGGTTTGGGGGCACAAGCCCTGGCGAGCCCGTTCAGCCAGTTTCTTCCCCCACGCCTCAGCCTCTTCCTCGTGAACGTCCTTCGAGCCGGGCCGATGGACCTTCACGAAGGCAACATCCTTCGTTGAATATCCCCCGTTCGCAAGGGTCTTCGTCCTATCCTCGACCGCGTGAAACTCAAACTCCAACAGCGGCGGGGCGTCTTGAATGTTCTGTGTCATGTACTATTCTCCTGTTCAAGTCCTGGCTCTGGTCCGTATATAAA